GGATAAAGTCCCTACAAACAAAAACATCACCATTTTCAGATACGCTCATTGACGGCAATGTGGTGGCCACAGGTACAATGATAGTAGGTAATACTATGGGGACTCAAGCGGGCATCTCTGGGGTTGGAATTTCGGATAATGATATACGCTTCTGGGCTGGCAGCAACTATAAAGACAGGTCTAAAGCCCCTTTTTATGTACTACAAGACGGGAGTATATATGCATCAAAGGGACAAATAGGCCATTTTACTGTAGAAAGTGCCGCTAAAACATCTCTGAGAGCAAATAATTTACAAATAGAATCAGGAGGACTTATTCGTTCGCGAGGACAAGCTGATAACAGTCGTAATACAATAGTGCTTATCAATGAAAAAGGAACATTAAATGAACCTGTAGGAACGCGTCCTGCTGTAAGGATAGATTCTTCTGGATCCAACCCTACCTCTCATACAGGGTTACATGTTAGTAGCATAGGGGGGAGATACAATGCTGGAATTGTTGTAGAATCTTCAGGAGCAGGAGATAATCCTTACAATTCTGTAGCTATTGATGTGCGCTCTGGATATATTCTAACATCTGAAAAAACAGCATTTCTAATGAAAGGGAAGGCTATTTTTGAAGAAACATATGTAGGTACAGCCTATTCCAATACAATATCCTTAAATATCGCCAAGAGCCACACCTACATATTCGTCAATATAGCCGGCACCATAGTATATTTACCAAATCGCTCAGAAATAGAACGAGCCACAGGGAAAACAAACACTACATTTGAACTACAAATACTATTAGCACATACTGCTACACGAAACATCCGTATTAGCAGTCAAGCAGGAGGGGTACTACTCAACAACAGTGGAAACCCAATGAATGACCTAAATTTAGGGCGTGGGAATGCCCTAATTCTCCGCTATTATGACGGCTACTATTACATAATGAGCCACAGAGAATAATAACCCATTAAATATCAAATAAAATGCAAATCATTCAAAAAACAACCCGTATTACAGCACAAGAGAATGTGCAACAAGTAGCTATTGTATACTCCTATGAGTATGAGAACAATACCAACCCCATTGCTGTAGCGTTTTCAGTAACACGCAGCCAAGATGGAAACTATCCGTATTTGCAAGGCACTGTTACCGCTCACGATTTCAATGTCCAGAACTCTAATTTCCAAATATCAGACATTGACCTATACAAGCATATTCAGCAATCTTGTGCCGCTATTATCAATGGTCAAACCACTAATGATAAAAACCAAACAGAGCAGTAAATCACTCACTAATCATCAATCAAAAAGGCTATCAGCACAACGCTAATAGCCTTTTTTCTTTCACTCTCTTAAAACCGAAACACCTTATACCGCCAACCAATCCACACCGCCAATAACACCACCGCTATCCACCACCATTTTATTATTCCTTTCACTTCTTTTGTTTTATGAAGAATAGTCGTCTCAGTGCTTGTATATCGCTTTTCGTCAGTATTCTGAGTAATTGTATTAGTAAGGGTAGTATTCGCCTCTATTAGGCTATTGGATAGGCTGCTTTTAGTCGTAATCTTCACCTTTCCACCACTTACCCTTATAGTCTCATTATCACCGTCGCGAATGCGATAATATACTAATTCCTTGCTATTACCAACGCTATCCTTATCGCTCTCCACTGTTACCTCATATTCTTGAGAGGCGTGTGTATCGAGTTGCAAGGTTTGAGCGTTTTGCTGAAAAATAGCCATACTATCCTTGTACTTTATAATACGCTCTTTTTGCTTTTGCTCCTCAATTGTCGTTTTTCGCGTCCTACACCCTATGAGTGCAAGAAAAGCTAATAATGCAATGATTATTCTATTCATAACTACTTTTCTTGTTTTCTAATTTCTTTTTCGAGCCACATTGTACCCTCTTCTAATTTTGTAATTACAAGTGATAACTCTCTTGTACGTGGCAACTGCTCTACTTTTGTAAGTAAGCTGCCTAATTCTTTTTTTAATTCTTTAAATTCTGCTGTCATTTTCTTCTATTTTTTTGATTAACTTCTTTAAACTATCAGCATAGTTAGGCGCGGTAGCATACCCAGCCTTTGCCACTTCTTCAGCAAACTTATAAGGGTCTGATTTTACTAACAATGCCTTTGCATACCGCTTGTTCTTGAAAAAGAACTGAGCGTGGTCAGTAAAACATTCTTCTTGAGTTTCATACTTTCTAAACCAGTCTAACACGGAATAAGTGTATTTGCCATCAGCTCGCTTCTTAATGCTGAATATCTTGGGAAATACAGCATTTGCACTCGATAATACTTCAGTAGTACACAACAATTGCTTTTTATCGGCAGGCGTTTCAGGTCTTGCTTTTATTCCAAAAAGCATATTGCCAAAAGTACGTTCTCCCCACCCACTCTCCAACGCCGCTTGCGCCAACGTAAAGAGGTGCGAAATCCCCGTTTTGCGCTCCGTTTCCAGCGCAAACGGCTTGTATTGTTTTATAAAATCCTTCGGTGTCATTATTGTTCGTTGTTAGAGGTTTGAGATTTTTCGGACTGTTCAGCCTTTTCATTCATATAATTAGAGATGGTTTTAGCAACTTCCTCTAAGTTCTCACGGTTGATGAAAACTTGCTGAACAGCTTGTTCTGCACGGTCTAAGCGCACTTTGTCTTCAGCTTTTTCGCGTATAGATTTGATTTCTATCAGGCATAATACTATTGCCATAAAGAAAGTGATAAAAGGAAATAGCCATAATGAGGTTTGGTAATAGGTTTCTAAGAACCAAGAAAGCATTCCATACATACTATCCACAATAGTACAAGCTATAAGTATGTTATAATATTGCGCCATCTTGCTAATGGTGCGCCTATAGCCATAGGAAGTTCGTGCTTCACCAATACGCTTTGCTTTGCGCACACCACTCCAAAGGTCGGCGAATATCATAAGGAGTACAAGAATGTAGATACCGAGTAGTATCCATAGAATTACAAAGATTTTTTCCATATAAATTGAGTTTATTTATTAATATATTTAACAATGAAATAAGGCGTAAGGCTCGCCACAATATCCCACCAATCAATAAAGGTGTTTTTTACATACTTATCGTACAACTCTTTAACAAGTCCCACAAGAAGCACCACACCAACGGCAATTACAAAGGCTGCCCATAGTGAATAACACAGCCAAGCCATCACGAAGGAGACGACAAAAAGAATATTACCACACATAGAGTGCAGCAATTTGTCATTTCCTTTAAGGTTTCTGATAAAAATCTTTTCCATTTACTATAAAATTAAAGGTTTACACCGCAAAATTACCACATTATCACCCCCTTTTTACGTTCCCCCTCAAAATGTCAAAAAATTGTCAAACTCCCCTTACATTACTTAGCGTTTTACCCCCTACTTTTGCAAAAACAAATATTGTACATCTATGTTCTTAGAAAAATTATTACAAGCACTCAAAACCAAGTATGCGCACTTGGGGTTGGACGAAACTATTTTAAAAGCAATCGCTACCCGATTAGTGAATGCGGTTAAAGAAGAAAGCGAAATCGAAAACGCCGTTAAAGGAGTTGAGGAAGAAGTTAAGCTATTGCAATCAGTAGCCGATAAAGGGCGTACCAGCCTTACAAAGGCAGAGGAGGCTCGCAAAAAATTAGAGAAAGAACTCGAAGAAGCGAGGGCTAAATCTAATCCAAATCCTCAAAACCCACCTACTCCCCCAAAAGAGCCTAAACCTGATGAAATGCCAGAGTGGGCAAAAACCCTTGTCGAAGCTGTTACTAATCAAGGTAAGGCTATTCAAGCCTTTCAAGAAGAGAAGCAACAACAAAGTGCTAAGGAATGTTTCCTAAACCAACTCAAAACGCAGGGGGTTTCAGAAACATTCTACAAACACCACTTAGGGCGTACTTTCAAAGACGATGAAGAAATGAATGCCTTTGTCAGCGAACTAAAAGCCGATGAACAAGCGTTTTTGCAAGCACAAACCAATGCAGGACTTTCTTATCATTCAAAACCTATTACAGGAAGTGGATTAAAAGAAAATGAACCTTCCGCAGAAGTACAAGCATTATTTAAAAAACAATGAAACAGATAACTAAACAAACCGCAGGACGACAAATCGTCGTTTTTGACCAAGTGTTAGCCACCCTACCTGCAGGGGTGCTCATTGATGCCACAGAAGCTAAAAATCGCTTCTCTGATGGCGTAGTGCCCGCAGGGACTCTCCTTGTCCCTCATACTGATGGGAGTTACAAACCTGTAAATGAAACTCTTTCAGATACCAATGTAGCTACAGCCATAGGGCTTACGGCTGAAGATGTCGCTATTGATGATTTTCCTATGGTAGCTGTGGTGCTTTCAGGAACAGCACGAATTGATGCGCTGCCTGATAAAGAAAAAGCAGGTGTAGGATTTATGAAAAAAGTCCTTACTCGTATCACTTTTTATTAATCTTTAAAACAACAAACAAATGGCAAATACAATTAATGCTGTAAACATCGTACCCGAATTTCGTGAAGCTGATTTGCAATTCGTGGTAAATAACAATCCGTTAGGCGACTTGCAGTATCGTAATTATTTCCCATTGAAGTTCAATACAACCTTAGATTGGGCTTCTATTGAGAAAAATACTGATAACAAGGTTGCTGCTGAAATTGTGGCTATTGGCTCAAAATCACCACGTAAAAGTCGTGATTTTGTAGAAAAGGTAAAAGGGGAAATCCCTAAAATTGAAGTAGCCCGTGATATGACTGAGCGCGATACTATCCGTTTGGATAACATTCGTGCAATTTCAAATCGTTATGGGGGTAAAGATTCAAGTGCTTACAAAGAACTTCTAAAGTCTATTTATGAAGACCCTATCTTTTGTGTCAATGGGGTAAACGCTCGTTTGGAATTACTCGCTAAACAAGCCGTTTCTAAAGGAGAATATACACTTATGGCAGGTGCTAAAGTAAAATTTGGTGTGGGTACTGAAAACACTGCAAAAGATTGGTTTTTACCAGCCAATGCAGCTACATTTGACCCTATCGCTGACTTTAGAAAAGTACAAGAAGAAGCTGTTAAGAAAGGATTCCGTTATGCTTATGCTATTATGGATAGACCTACATTCTTCCAAATGGTAAAATCTACAAGCGTAGTGAAATTTACAGCTTCCTTTGCTCAAAACGCACTTAACGTAGCACAAGAGCCTACTTTGGCACAGCTTAATGAGACACTAAGAGCGCACGGACTTCCTGAAGTAATAATTTGGGAAAGCTATGTAAGTGAAGAAGCTAAGTCAGGTGTTAAAACCACTACCAGTGGTTGGGAATTGGGTAACATTCATTTTACTGACAATACTCAAGTAGGTGAAACTTATTACACCATAACACCTACATTTAGCCGTAAAGACGAAACTACTACTAAGGTAGTTTCCGATAGCTTTATTTTGGTGAGTACTTGGGCGGAACAAGACCCTGAAATGCTTTCAACAAAGGCAACAGCTTTTGCTACTCCAGTGCTTAACAATGTAAGTCGAAAGCTGATTTTGAAAACTAAATTAAGCTAACGATGACTGCACAAGCGTACATAGATGAGAAACTGAAACTATGGAACGTGGAATACCCCACAACCCTACTCATTGCCGAAATGCAGCGAGTAGGATTGGGGCTTTCTGATGAGTTCAACGAGGAGAACGAACGAAAGACAAAATTGTTTTTCTACAACCTTATTCCTGAACTCTTATTGCGCCCAGTGTCCTTTTCTGAGGGTGGTTTATCTTTCTCTTATGACAAATCGGCTATTACTGCCTTTTACAATTTGCTTTGTAAGCAGCTGGGCAGGGTCAATTTGTTGGAGGAAAAAGCCACTGTAAGAGATATTACCCATTTATTCTGAAATACTGCAAGGAAATGAAAATATACCCGTACCTATTGAAGGTGAAAACATCGCAAGCCCCTACTATTGATGAAAATGGCATACCTATCTATCCAAGCGACCCTATTGAGTGGCAAGAAATAGGCGTATGCCGTGATGAGATAGCAGGAGCAGGGCAAAAGATAAGCAAAGTAGACGGACAAATATTTGAATGTACCGCTACTGTTTATGCTCCTAAAGATACACCAAAAATAGAAGCGGGTACTACCTTGCAAGTAGTAGATACAGAGGGGAATATTCGCCTTGAAAAGCAAGTGATACGTTTTTCAAAAGACCTTTTTCATTGCCGTATATTCGTATGATAACACCACAATTCACCCCTAACGATATAGAGCGTATGCTACAGCAGAAAATAGCCCTATACCAAGAGAAAATAATACGTATCCTTCGTATTGTAGGTGAAAAGTGTATCAATGAAGCTCGTGAGCACGGAAGCTATCAAGACCAAACAGGTAATCTTCGCTCTTCAATAGGCTATGTAGTACTACAAGACGGAAAACCCATTGAAAAAGGAGGTTTTAAACTCACAAAGTCAGGTGGTAATGGGCAAAAAGAGGGTGAAACGTTTATCAATAAAGTAATATCTCAATACCCAAAAGGTTTTGTACTTGTAGTAGTAGCAGGAATGAAGTACGCTGCTTATGTAGAAGCACGCAATTACAACGTACTTTCATCAGCTGAATTATTAGCCGAAAAAGAAGTTCCAAAACTCCTAAAAGCATTATCGTAATGGAAAAAACAACATCACAAATAGAAAATGAAAAAAACAGCCTCACAAATAGAAAGCGATGTTTACAAGTATTTCAAGGACAAGATAAATCCCCTTATAAATGGTCAGACATACAGATTGGGGGTGCGTCCGTTGAACTCACAGAAAGAGGATTGTGTAATAGCGTTCCTAACAGGATTAGATGGCGCGTATCAGTCAGGTATGTTTAACATCAATATTTTTGTTCCTATGGTTAAAAATAACGATAATCAGTACAGGAAGAATTTTGTACGTTGTGAAGCTATTGAGGGTGCTTTAATGCCTATCATTGAAGAAGCCAAAACAGCCTTACACAATTACAAGTTACAACTTCATCAGCTCATACAAACCTTTGAGGACACGGATATTAACCAGTTTTTCATCAACGCAAAAGTAAAATTCAGATATAACACATTTAACGGGTAGCACCCGTAGGCAATTAATCATTAACATTTAATCATTGTATTATGGCATTCGTAGATAATAACGCCACCGCTTGGGGCGAAATAGAATTTAAGTTTGGTGCACCAGGAGCAGGAGGAGCAATGGGTACGGTACTCAAAACGTTAGGTATCGTCAAAGAAGATAGTTTTTCTTTTGAGACAGAAGAAGGAAAAGAGCTCAAATGGACAGCCATTGGTGGTAAAATCATCGACCAAATGAAAAGCGAACCTACCCTGAAAGCAAAATGTACCGTTAAAAACCTTAACAAGGCATTGCTTTCTGAAATTTGGGATATTGAAGAGTCAGGAGATAAACTCATCATCAAGTCTTTTGTCTCTACTAAGAAGTTTTCTTTTTCTATTGTTCCAAAAGTGTCAGGAGCAGAAAAAGTTGATATGTTCTACTGCTCAATAAGTGGTAAGCTCAACTATACAGCAGATAGTGGCTACAATGTAGATGTAGAAATCACTATCCTCAATGGTGGTAAAGGATATTTTTCTATCGAAAAAGTAGCGTAACCTATGGAGGAAAAAGTAGCACAAACCCTACTTGAAGAACCTACAACGGTAACCATTGGGGGCGAAGCGTACCAAGTCGCTCCGCCCTCTATTTTTACCCTCGTAAGGGCTTCAAAGTACATCAGCAAAATACCCACCGACACCATTAATGAGACTAATATATTAGGCTCAATCATACACAATGCCGAAGAGTATGAGAATATAGCGTGGGCTATAGCAGTAATCCTATTAGGCAATCATTTTACCGAAGTAGTTACCTATCCTAAATGGCAATTTTGGCGTAAAACCAAAAACATAACCAAAGGCGAAATACTGGCTAATAAACTTATTAATACCCCTATTAATGAAGTATCTGCAGCGTTCTTTAATATGTTAGCACAAATGGATATACGCCCTTTTTTCGTCGTTACCACTTCCCTCAAAGGAATGATGATAACCAAGCCGACGAAGGAAGTGGAGAACGAAACGACAGCATCTGGGGATTAGTAGGCTCATTCGCCAAGCAGTACGGACTCACATTTGACTACGTGCTCAAAGAAATAAGCTATGCTAATGTAATGCTTTATAGTGCTGTTATCCCCTCTTATGACTATGACAAGGATACTAAAAAAGCACCTCAAGAGTCAGAAAAACGTACTAATTATGGGGATTTTCTCAAAGGAATGAAACAATTCACCCAATAATGCGAGATTTACCCACAATCTCGCATTATTATTTTAAAAACTAAATCTTATGCAACCACAAGACGGAGCTCTATTATTCCAAGTAAGTGCAGACCAATCACAAATACAAAAAGATGTCGAGGCTATCAAAAAACAATTCGAGCAAATGACACGCAAAGCCGTTGAAGAGGGCAAAAAGCAAGCCGATGTATGGCAAACCCTCCTCAAGGGTGCAACTGCCTATTTTACGCTGCAAGGCGCGCAATCGTTCATTAGCCAAATGGTAGCCGTACGCTCGGAGTTTCAACAGCTCGAAATATCTTTTGGCACTATGCTCAAAAGCAAGGAGAAAGCTAACGCCCTAATGGCAGAACTTATCGACCTTGCCGCAAAAACTCCTTTCGGATTACAAGAAGTATCTGAAGGGGCTAAGCGTTTGCTTGCTTTTCAAATCCCAGCCCAAGAAGTAACCGAAACCCTTCGCCGTATGGGCGATGTAGCCGCAGGATTAGGCGTACC